CGGTCGTGGGCGTCGTCGCGGTCGCGGTTGCGGTCGGAATCGTGGTCGCGGTCGGGGTCGCGGTCTGCGTCGCGGGTAGAGTCGATGGGGGGGTCACGGTCGGGGTCGTGGTCGTGGTCGGTGGCAGGGTCGTGGTCGGGGTCCGGGGTGGGGTCAGCGGCGGGGTCATAGCAGTGGTTGCTGGGGAGGCTGCACGATGATGATGATGATGATGATGCTAGTATCGGTGGCGTGGTCGCGGTCTAGATACTGGGCTACCTCGACCTCGACCTCGAGGTCTAGGTCCAGGTCATGGTCGGTGGCGTGGTCACGGTCACGGCCCCGCCCGTGGTCGCGACCACGGGCATGGACGGGGGCGGGGCCATGGTCTGTGGCGATGTCCCGGTCGGGGTCGTGGCTGGTGTCGTGGTCGGTGTCGCGGTCGGGGTCGCGGTCGGGGTCACGGTCGACATGATGCTCATGCTGATGCGACAGCCTACGAGCACCCGTTCGTAGCTCCACAGTTGCTGCACTTGTAGCAGGTGCCACTGCGAACCATGATCGATCCGCAAGTGGGACACGGGGGGGCATCCGCCTGATTCAAGAACGTCGCTCGCTCGATACTCGTCTCCTCCGGACCAAGGAACTTGATCTCTAGCCAACGGAAGATGTAGTCGGCCACGCTCTTGGCGATAGGGATGTCCTTGTTGTTGGTGAACCCGGACGGCTCGAAGCGGGTGTGGATGAATTTGTCCACCAGGACTTGAAGGGGGACTCCATACTGGAGAGCAAGGCTGATGGAGGTGGCGAAGCAGTCCATGAGCCCCGAGACGACAGAGCCTTCCTTGGCCATCACGCAGAAGAGCTCTCCTGGCTTCCCGTCGTCGTACATCCCAACGGTCAGATAGCCTTCGTGACCCCCGACGGAGAACTTGTGCGTGATGGATCGTCGCTCATCGGGGAGTTTTTTCCGGGCGACGGGGGCGGGGATGGTCTCTTTTGAAGGCTCTCCACGGGCAGCGCTGACGGGCTGCGTCCTCTTGCATCCATCCCGATAGACGGCGATGGCTTTGAGGCCGGACTTCCAGGCCATGAGATACACCTGCTCAATCTCCTCGACTGTGGCTTCATGGGGGAGATTCACGGTCTTGGAGATGGCTCCCGAAAGGAAAGGCTGAACGGCGGCCATCATCTTGACGTGCCCCAGCCAATGGATGGATCGGCTCCCGTTCATAGCGCGGAAAGCGCAGTCAAAGACGGGAAGATCTTCTGGCTTCAAAAGAGGAGCGCCCTCTATGGTATCCCTCTGCTCGAGGTGCTCTACAATAGCTTGAATCTGATCTTGGGGGTATCCGAGCCGCTCGAGGGACTGGGCCACGGTCCCGTTGACGATCTTGAGGAGCCCTCCTCCGACCAGCTTCTTGTACTTCACCAGCGCGATGTCCGGCTCTATCCCGGTCGTGTCACAGTCCATCATGAATCCGATGGTGCCGGTGGGGGCGAGGACGGTGGTCTGAGCATTGCGGAAGCCGTACGCGAGCCCCAGGCTCAGGGCCTCTTCCCAGGCCGATCGGGAGGCGTCGATCAGCACCGAGGGCACGCCGTCGAGCGTGTGGCTGTAGTCACGATGTCGTCGGATGACCTTGAGCATCGAGTCTCGGTTCCTATCGAAGCCTCCGAAAGGTCCTTGCCCCTCTGAGATACGGGCGCTCATTCGATAGGCGACGCCCGTCATTAGCGAGGTAATGGCCGCCGCATAGGCTCGTCCCGCCTCGCTGTCATAGGGGAGCCCCCGGGCCATCAGCAGCGCTCCCAGGTTGGCGTATCCAAGGCCCAACGGTCGATACATCCGGCTGTTCTGGGAGATCTTCTCGGTGGGATATCGAGAGCCATCGACCAGTATCTCCTGGGCGAGGATGGTCAGCTCGACCGCTCGGCTGAACGACTCGGGATCGAACTCGCCTCCGGGGATCCTAAAGTGCATCAGATTGAGCGAGGCCAGATTGCAGGCCGAGTCGTCGAGGAACATGAACTCGGAGCAGGGATTGCTGGCGCGGATCTCGTCGGTGGCGGCGCAGGTGTGAGAGGCGTTGATGGTGTCGTGGAACTGCATGCCTGGGTCGCCCGTCATGTGGGTGTTCTCGGCGATTTCGCGGAAGAGCTCTCGGGATCTCAAGGTGTCCATCGGACGTCCGTCCCGCACGGAGCGGGTGGTCCACAGATCGTCCTTTTCCACGGAGCGCATGAACGCGTCGGTCACGCGGACGGAGTTGTTGGAGTTCTGGAAGAAGACCGAGCGATAGGCCTCGCCGTTGAACGAGCCGTCGTAGCCGGCGTCGATGAGCGCCCACGCCTTCTTCTCCTCGGTGCTCTTACAGCGGATGAAATCCAGGATGTCCGGGTGGTCGGCGTTGAGGATCACCATCTTGGCGGCCCGGCGGGTCTTTCCGCCACTCTTGATCACTCCCGCAAAGGCGTCGAAGCCCCTCATGAAAGAGACCGGTCCCGAGGCGGTCCCGCCTCCAGCTAGATTCTCACGGGAGGAGCGCAGCGAGGAGAAGTTGGTCCCCGTCCCAGAACCGTACTTGAACAGCATCCCCTCCGTGTGAGCCAAGCCGAGGATAGAATCCATCGAGTCCTCGACGGAGTTGATGAAACAGGCGGAGCATTGGGGATGCTCCTCGATGCCTACGTTGAACCAGACCGGAGAGTTGAAGCTCATCGACTGGTGGAGAATGAGGAAGGTGAGATCCGCCTTGAAGGTGTCGGCATCGGCGTCGGTCGCGAAATAGCCCCCCTCCTTGCCCCAACAAGTAATGGTGTCCACCACCCTCTCGACCATCTTTCGGACGGAGCCCTCCCTCTTGGGGCTGCCATGGGGACCCCGGAAGTAGCGGGAAGCGACGACGTTGGTCGCCAGCGCGGACCACGGCTTGGGGACCTCGACATCCTTCTGCTCGAAGACTACCTCGCCTCCTTCGCCCGTAATGCTCGCGGAGCGTTTCTCCCAGGTGATCTCGTCAGCGGGATCGACTCCCGGAGTCGTGAACGTCCTCTTGATAGACAGTCTCCTCATTTGATCTCCTCACATTTTGAGTAGTTGCGCGAGCGCCTTACGGGGCCGGATGCCTCGCAGGGCCCTAGCGCGATCTACGCGACAGGGGGTGAGCTGCCACTCCCTGGTGATCCACCTCACGAGCTCTCGTCTCCTGACGCGACCGAGGTCGGCGGCCCGACCCAGCTCCGACGCGAGCGTGGTCCCGGTGGGATCTCGCTCGAAATATTTCTCAACCACCTCCTGGAGCGGTGCGTCGGTCTCCTCGGCACAATCCATAGTCGCCGCCTGCATACGCTCGTCGGTTTGCATGCGGCATTTTTGAGGTGACAGTCTGGCGTAGTCTTGTTGACAGGTCCAGAGGTAGTGTGGTAGTTCCTCGAGCAGCTGCTGTTCCCATCGCCGGTCGGGCCCATGCTCGTTGCGGCGCACGTCGATCACCCCGATGCGCGATCGATCCGCAGTGCTGCCTGAGAGCTCGGGTGAGAGGTTGCTCGCGACGATCACCTTGCCGTAGATCGCGGCGGCGTACGCCTGTTTTCCTTTTGCCTCGACTGGTACAACGTCCCCCGAGGTCATCGCCCGCACGAATGAGCTCGTAGCGAACGAAGGATCTTGACAATCGGGGTATAGCATGAGCCTTTTCCCGACCATCGACGCATACATGAATCTGGCGCCCGTGTCAAGCATGGGACCACTCACCGATGCTGCGGCATTTCCCATACAGCTTGACAATACCCTTAGAATTGTGCTCTTGCCAGTGTCACCCTCAGGGTCCCTGAGCCAGATGAGCAGGCGGTCCCGGTCCTCCGCGTCGAAGACCGAAGCGACGAATGCTCGCCACACCTCTGGTGACGAGAGCCGTGAGTCCCATTGATCCCAGGCCGGGTGGGGCCCCGGGCTCGGTGTCCAGGGGAGCCTCTTGTAGCAGTAGGCATCGCCTCCGAATTGAAACGGCTCGGGCATGGGCACTGACCTAGCGCCTTGCAGCCAGAGCTTAGCGATCCTGGACGCCTCCGTGCTCGTCGGCTCCCCGAGTGGAGCGTCACGGAAGACGGACTGCACCGATGGGATCCACGGGACCACGGATGTGTCACCGGGTATATTGCTCGCCGTGACCTGCCCCTGCGCATCGACCTGATAGCGTAGTATCTCACCATCGGGCCGGTGGTGCACGATCATCCGCTCCGCCAGCGGAGCGAGCAGTAGCCTCTCGAGCTCGACCTGCGCTGAGCAGCGTGCCACAAAATCCTTCCAGCCCCTCAACCCCCCATCCTGCGACCAGCGGGTCATGAGATCGTAGAGCGCCGCCTTGGGGGTGTCCGCCGAGGGTAATGGTGCTCCGGGCTGCTGGTGGGACCGCAGCGACTGGACCAGTACCTCGGTCTCGGCCTCCTCTCGCCGCTGGTGTGCCCGGGCCCGCTCTAGTTTGTCACGCACTCCCCCGGGACCCTCCACCCAATCGCCCTCTGGGCGGGGTGCCATCAGTAGTATCGAGGGGCGTAGTACCGCGATGATCCCGTCGATGGGGGTCGGCAGTAGATGTGCTAGTACCGAGCAGACCTTGCAGACTGCGTCGTCCCGCTGCCCCTCGTCCGCGAGCTGCTCCCCCCTGAGGACCCGCCGCAACAGGCTGACGACCTCTCGTCGTGAGGGGGTGTTGCGGTGCCGAGCGACGTACTCCCGGATCAACCCCCGCACGGCCTCAAGATCCGTGACCTGCGTTTGGAGGGCGGCCCCTACTGGTAAGGCCATTTTACCGGCCTTACCAGTAGGGAGCGGACGGAGAGGGGTCGGATCCCAGACGAGCGTCTCATACCGTGCACCCGAGGGATGTATCGATGGGGGTGCTAGCACATATCCACCATCCCCCCGAACATCTACACCGGGGGCAATTTTTGACACGCTGTTGCCCACGGCGGCATCGCAGTGATAGTAGAGATGCCATCCTCGGGCGGTCTTGACGACGTGAGATCCCTGCGTGTCGCGGTTAGCGATCCACCATGCCAATGCATCTCGTGAGTCGCAGTCGATCACCACTACGCTTCGGCCTGTAGCGATGGCCACATTGGCCTCAGGCCACTTCGCCCACCATTGCCGGATCTGCTCCGGATCGGTCGATGCGAAGTGCTGCCATTTTGGTAGCAACGGCTCCTTACCCCCAGGCCTACAGGGGTGCACCCGGTACCCCTGAGCGGCCCAATTCAGTGCTGCATCGAGCATCGTCATGGTGTCGGCTCCCAGGGCACGAGTCGGCCATCGACATATACCGGGTCTGCGGCCTTATGCCATCGACGCATGAGCGCGGGAGGTGCCGCTACTCGTACGTCAGGAGTGAATAGCCGCATCGTCTCGACCATCACCTCGGATATCCGGGTCGCCGCCTCATGGGCAGTCACCTCGGGCACCTCGGCTATGATCTCGTCGTGCAGGAAGAGCACGGGGTGCACACGGTAGAGGGGCTCACCGCGCCGTGCATATAGAGCCTCTTCGCTCACCGCGACCAGGGCCAACTTGGCGCCGCGCGCAGCCAACCCCTGGAATCCGAAATTTGCGGCGTCACAATACGAGGCACCACCTCGTATCAGCCCCGGTATCATACCTGGGGGGGTGGGGAGCGGGATGCGTGCGGGGAACGTCGTGGTCACTCGACCGATGAGCTGGTGATACTCGCGTACCTCGGGCCAGCGGGCGAACCAAGTGTCTCTGAGTCTACGACTGACCGCTAGACAGTCTGGGCACCCTCGACCTGCGCATTTCTCGCGAGCGCCTGAGAGCTCACAGAGGATCGCCCCGTTGTTACGGGCATGGGTCACAAACCTGGCCGCCCCCATTCCCCCGGGGAAACCGAAATTGCAGACCTTGGCGAGTTGACGGAAATTCTTGGCTTCGCATTTTTTGCATCTCAGATCCTCTATCTGCTGCTCGTAGCTGATCGCTCTGACTTGCGCAGCGAAATCCGAGTGGAGGTCTCGGCCGGAGTTGAGGACCTCGGCCATGTGCGAGTAGCCGATGTATAAGAGGCATGTCTGAGAGAGCGTGACGAGCTCGATGCCTGTATAGTCACATGAGCAGTAGAGGCACCCTGGACGCGGAATGAAACAGGGTCGTACGTCGCCGATCATATCTCCACCCCCCCTCGCGGTAGTGTCTGCATAGGGGGTCTAGTACATGACGTACGGCCTGTTCCGACGACAACATGCCAGCGGGGGGTGATAATGGGGGCCTGGAGATGCTGGGCCCATCCGCTGTATACCTTGTCGAGTGCCACATATGTCCCGAGCGCCTTGAGGTCATCATCATTGCTGAGAGCACAGGCCTCCTCGAGCACATCCCCTGCGGTCGATACGAGACCAGTGGCTGTCAGTGGAGCATCCTCTCCGAGCCGCTCCACGAGGCGTGCGCGAATGGCGTCCATGTCACGCGTCCCGTCGGGCCGTACTAATCCGGCCTCCTGGAGCTGCTCCCGTAGCTCCGACAGGGCAGTCTTGAGCTCGCGGATGAATGCCGCTACCACCACCTGATCGGTGCGCAGCCCCCAGAGGGCCATCCGGTGCAGGTGCCAGTCTGCCCAGGCGTTCTCAGCCATGAGCTCGAGATTGGCGCCGCCCAACTGGGCTCGCCAGATCTCGAGAGGTAGCGACGCATCTCGCAGACAATACTCGATGCGCTCCCGTGGCCATCGATCGAGAGGTACGCCGTCGACCTCCGAGAAGGTCAGCCGCAGTGGATCTTTTTTCGACTCAAAAATATCAACCCCCAAGTACCGCTTGGCGCAGGCGGCGAGGGAGCTCTCGGGGCAGCGCCCGGTCTCGTAGATCTGAAGGAGTTGGTCCGCGAGGATGACGTCATATATACGCCCCCCTTGGTAGGCCGAGCTCACTAGACGCTGTGCCCCGGGTCGATGCGCGCAGAGACACCCCAGGTCGTAGGGTATCCGCGCGCCAATGAGCAGTACAGACTCATCGGCGAGCAGATCCAACATGAGAGCCACCATGTCGTCGCGCAAGAGCACCTCGGGCTGTGAGCCCTCAGCACAGTGTGATCCACACACTATCCTTGGGGCCAGTATGCCAGGCTCGATGAGGTACGTCTCGAGGTCGACGACATGGGGGGTCATGGCTCAGCTCCCCTCGGCGACATCGGCAGGTACGTGCTCCCAATGCTTGAGCACGATCGGCAAATTCCTCCCCGAGAGCCCCGAGGTGGCCGTGCATTTGATCAGCCTGCCAGTGAGCGGCTGATTGGGACCCACCGCGAGGGCGATGTCCTGGGGTCCGATCGCTCGACCGAATGCCGCGATCAAGAAGCCCTTGATCCGGCCGAGCGAGCCCTTGTCGTCCTTGACCAGACCTCTGTTGTCCCGCCCCACATCGGGCATCTCCATGTACGTGCATCCCGCCCCCTTGGTCCCCGTGGTGGATGCCTCCACCGAGAAATCCACCTGGAAGCGCAGACCGCTCCGGCCCTCTTTCCACTCACAGCGACGGATCTCGAGGATATGTACCCCCTCGTTGATGAAGGGTAGTCTCCCGCCGTTCGCGTCAGCCTCATCAACAGCTGCGAGGAACTGCGTGAGTGTGTCTGGTATACTCGTTTTGGGGATCTCTTTCGGAGCCTCGTCCTTTTTCATTTCTTGTATTTTATTGCCGCTGCCGCTCAACAACGCGCTCAGGTCCACTTTCATTTTACGCTCCTAGCGTGGAGTAGTCTGCGCTGCCCACCTTCCCGCTCGGTGATTCCGCGCGCTCGGGTGAGAGCTGTCTGCCAGGCGTCCACGTGCGCCGGCAAAAAATAGTAGATGTCTGCTGTCACCTCAGCAGCACGCTGACCCTGGCGATGAGTACGCCCGAGGAGCTGCTCGAGCATCGACTCGTCAGAGGTGATTGAGGCGATTAAATTCCTGTGATGCTGCTGGAGATTCTTCGACGCGTGATGTGCGCGCATCGATACGGCGTAACACAAGTGGGACTCGGAAGTCAAGATTTGACTCGACGCTTCCGCACCCTCCCCATAGTAGTGTATCCCCGATCTGTCAAGCGCATGCCCTGTCGCGGTGTGTGCCGTCCAGATGAGCCCCCCTTGACTTTCTTTTGACCACTCGATCATATCTCTGAGCAGGTAGTCTGACAACCAGACCACCTCAGTCTCAGGGTGAGCTGTGTCTCTAACGGACATCCACGCCTCCCAGGTCCCACTGCGCCAGGTGAGTGGGTGCCTGGTGTGCGGTGGATAGACCGTGCCATCGTGCGTCCAGCCGCGATGCCACCGCTCTGCTGCTGTCTCCAGTAGGCGCGGCGAGTCCATGTGCTCCCCCGCCGTCTGTAGTCGTACGCGTAACTCTCGATGCCACTCCCTCCGTGCGGCGAGCCAACGGTCGATCGTCTCTCGGGTCTCCCCCCGTGGCCAGGTCCAGCGATAAAAGAAGCCCTCGGCCAGTTGGGAGACAAGCCTGGTCTCCTCCCACGCCTCTATCAGTAGCTCCCCATCAGGGCGCAGTCCGTGCTCTGCGTCCCTGATGGCTGATAGAATAACTGCGGGGGGTGACGCAGTGCGACCCCTGATCAGCAGGGGCACGTCGACCGACAGCCCCTCGGTCATGATGATACCTGGGGTCGACCGGAGACGATCGTGGTATACCTGTCTGGCTGTCTGACCGGTCGCCCGCAGCTCTAGAGGTACCCCCAGCGAGCTGGTGGGACCATCGTCTGACAGCGCCTCGTCCCACCTCTCTAGCTCCCGAGGTTCACAGGGCAGAGGTGAGCGATCTTTGAGTGCCAGGATCATCACGTGGGCGTAGTCTAGGATCGACGTGCGTACGGGGGTGCCCGTCATGGCAATGAGTCGAGTCTGGGGGGCCGCCCGGAAGAGCCGCAGGAATCTCCGAGTGCGCGCGGCATCTCGGTGCCTGAGATTGTGGGCCTCATCGGCGATGATGAGGTCTGGCTGTAGCGTCGATAGCAGCGCTGTCCCCCGGGGTATCGAGAGCTCACTATAGGTGAGTATGAGCAGTTCCGGCCGACCCCGGTGGTGTGTCGGGCCCCCGATGATGTTCGGCAAATCGAAGTGTGCAGACCATTGAGGTATGTCTCGGGTGAGTAGCTGCTCTCGCATCTGTGGGGGTATGAGCAGTAGCGCTCGTCGGCAGTCAGGCACCACCATGGGAGCGAGTAGATCGATGCCAGTCTTGCCGTACCCCACACCAATGCTAGCCCAGAGCCCTCCCACCTCCCGGATGGTGCGGAGGGCCCGGATCTGGATGGGCAGTAGGGTAGAGATGCAGTGCCCCCAGCGCTGTATACAGTCGCACGTCATCAGACCCCCGGGACCAATCGTCGACAGTATCTCCGGGGGCGCTCCCCGGGGGTGCTGGTAACAGATCCTCGGGAGACTGCCCGCTCGAGAGCACGCCGGACGATCTCTCGATGTGATCTAGTGGTAGCACCCAGCCCGATCTGCACCTGTCGAGCGGTGTGCCATCCAGTCCGGGCGCCGAGCCATCCGACGACGTCCCACCGCAGGAGTCGTCTCACCCTGGGAGGACGGGGAGCCCCCTGGTGTGGAGGGGGCTGACCCATGTAGACACCTATCGTGCATGAGGCAGAGTATGAGTACACCATGCCTCCACGAGGTCCCAGACAGCCTACCCTCCAGAGGGGCCCCTCCTTGCGGGATTCTCGATCGAGTATAACAGCGACGGTGCGAACCTTGGCCCGAAGCTCCCGGGAGATTTCGGCCGCGCTGAACGCGACATCCCTGCGAGTACGCATCCAGCTGATGACCCGCTGCTTGATGTTGGGGCTCATCTCAGATCTCGGAAAAATGCGAGCATCGAGGAGATCGTCCAGTGCTTACTCCCCCCGGGGGGCTGTTTCCCAATCGTGTCAAAAATACACGGCTGGCTCCCTGGGATGATAATGAGATTGGCGACGAGCCGTTGCTGCGCGTAGTAGTATCCCGCCTCAAACCAACAGCCCTGACCTCCACTCTCCGCCATCAGCACGAGATACTCGGCCTCCCCCAGACCGAGTAGACAGCGCGCGCGGTATGCTGCCCGTATGGTCGGGTCGCTGGTGGGCTCCTCCCTGGTCCAGTCGTTGGCGATGACATGCCCCATCCCTTGGAGTAGATCCATGACGATGCGGGCGGCTGCTCTGTGCTGCCAAGGGGCGGCTACGTAGATCGTAGTCATCGCACACCCCTGACCGTCGGCCACCCCACGAAGGCCTCTGCTACGAGGCTAGCGAGCTCCCCCTCCCCTGGGATGTATATGTCTCCATGTGGCGGGTCAGACCGCATTGCCGCTACCACGGCCCCACGCCAGCCCCCGAATGCGAGTGCCCCCTCTCTGGCGAGGCGCACGTCGGGCAGCCCGGCCTGCTTTGCCAGAGCCGTCATGATCTCGGTCACCAGCTCAATCCCGCTGGATACGGGGCACTCTGGCAGACAGCCGATATACAGGGTAGGGGCGTCGGCAGCTAGACACACACCTCCACAGGGGGGCACATGTGCCTCGGGCTGTGGCTCGGCAGTGGTGTCCACAGGGGGGGCCTTTGACCTCGGCTTCCGGCCCCTCTTCTTTTGGGGCTCGGCCGGTGGTGGTGGCGGTGGTGGTGGTGACTGAATTGGGGTCGTGGGCGCGGGGGCATCGGGTGGCGTCACCGATAGTGGGCACCCGACATGGATCATACGGCCATCAGTCGCTGATACCGAGCAATCCTCTGGCGTGAGATCCTCCTGGCATGCGGGGCATGTGGTAACTTGTGCTGCTATCATCTCTTGTAGATTTTTCATTTTCGCTCCACAGAGGCGGGCGTACGGGCAGCCTCCGAATTGTCCACACGCATCCGTACATGCGGTGATACTATCCAGCCAGCCGAGCTCATCTCGCCGCAGACTCACCACAGACTGCATCTCCCCTACCAGGGTGATTAGGTCATCGTCTCTCACGGGGCGAGTGATAGGTGCTATCACGACGTGGGCATCGTCAGCCTTCGGAGCTCGGCCTCGCAGGAATCGATCAGTGCGGTAGTAGAGCCATGCCCAGTGTGTTGCTTGCGGGTAGGCCATCGCGTAGACGCGAGCCTGTATGTCCTGCGGGAGGGTCTCCTCGGTGAGCGCATACCGTAGGTCTCGAAGGAATTTGTGGTCGACGATCAGACCGACATGAGGGAGCCAATAGTCGACGTACCCCACGACAGGCACGCCTCCGAGTAGGATCCGTGGGATCTCTACCTCAGCTTGCCCGGTCATGGGGGGGAGATCGTGCAGCCGAGCCAGAGGGCCCCGATGGTCGACCCCTGTGGAGAGGTACTCCGCCTGCTCCCTGTGGCAGGCGTCTCCCAGGAGCTGTCCGCGTGTAGCGGGGGGCTTGGGCAAATCTGTCAGGTATCGGTAGGCCCACTTGCGCAGGCACGACTGAGCGAGCTTGAGTTGTGACGCACTGGTATACGTCAGTCGCCCATCCTGCACCAGTCCAATATTGGCCCACCAGGGGTCACGCCGTTCCATGGGCGAGCCTCCATTGGCCTAGGCCTACAGCATCTAGGACATTGTGCCGTAGGGAGGCCGGCGCGGCATCCGAGACCATCAGCCGCTCATCCTCTGTGAGTCCTCGCAGCACTCTCTGTGCACAGAGGTCCCCATCGACGCTCCCCTTCCACGCGTGGGGTAGTACGGTCGACGCCTGGATGGGCTGCACTCTCGAGAGTACCGCCATGTCGACCGCTACTAGAGATGCCAGCGACTCGGGGGATGGTCCTCGAGGCAACCGATAGAACTGTGGCCACTCGAGGACCATCTCGAGGGTATCTCGGCAGTGCTCTATCAGCCCGGAGATCTGCTCTGCGATGTCGAGCGCTCGATACCACACAGGCATCGAGGAGCCCCCCCTACTGCGGATGAGGTGTGCGTGGATCAGGCGACTGCGCAAGAAATGAGCGACCCCCGTGGCGTTGATCCCCGGGTCGATGGCAACGAGATGCTCACGGGGGATCAGCCCCCCCGAATTGCGACAGACCATGACTGACCTCACAAATAAAAGGGGTACCACCGGCTCTCGACGCTCTGTACCTGCGCCCTGCTGATGACTAGTGTGATCATCCACCACCCGGGGGCTGCTGATATCCGCTTGCCCCGCATCCACCGGGTCTGCCGTTGCAGGGTGCCTCCTGAGAAGACGTCTACGTTGCGCTCGGCGCAGAGATGCATCGCCTTATGGTCGTGTCCACACAATAGGACACGCGGCTTCTCCCCGCCAGAATACGCCTCCACGATTTTCTGCAATCGATAGCTCCTGGCGTACGACGCCCCATCCTCCCCATGGTGCAGACGGATCTCGACGCCGTTGACGAGGTGCCTCCCCTCGTCCTGTCCTAGAAAATGCCACTGCTCGCTGTGCATGCAGATGTCCTGCACGATCAGTGCACCTGCCGCCTGCTGGTGCCAGCGATCGTGATTGCCGTCAATCATCCAGATCTCGCCGACGAAATGACGGAGCTCACTCACAGCGTAGTCTCTCTGTCGGTCATACCCTATGTGCGTTAGCTCATAGACATGCCCCGGTCTACGACTCATACCCTCAGTGATATCTCCCGCGAGGTAGAGTCGTCGCACCTGTCTCCGATCGCACTCGGCACAGAGAGACTGCCACCACGAGGGCTCATACGCCGTCGACCCGACGTGCAGGTCAGTCGCGAACGCGAAGGTGTACTGCTCACCGTCGTACGTCGAGACGGCACACCGCTGCACCATCGGGCCAGCGCCCCGGGCCAGGGTGAGTAGCTCCTCTGTCGAGTGCGTGGCGAGCTCGGACAGTGCCCTGAGACGTAGGTCTGGATATGCCCTCCGGTAGCGGGCGAGGGTCTCCCGGGTAACCTGAAAACAACGCGCTGCTTGGTCATCCCCGTGTAGCGCGGCGTACTCGAGTACAGCGCGGGCTGTGTCACTCGACACGACGCTCATGGCTCTACCTCTCGACCACACTCTGGGCAGAACGTGTTCCCGCCGCGTCGGGGAAGCGGGCATGAGCCGAATCCGCAATGGGGGCACCTCCCGAGAGCCTCTCGGGGGGAGCAGACGTGCGCCCGCTCATCACGTTTTTGAGGCGAGATAAATCGAGTGCGCCACGGGTGGTCCTTGGCTGGCCGTGTCATCGGACCTCCAATCGGCGCAGCCAGCCGCTCAAGAAGCGACGCTGCGGGGGGCGCATAATGGTGAGCGCGAGATAGTACCCCGCGATGCAGTCCCGCAGTGTCGTCGCCAAGAGCGCGGGATCTGCGCTGGCGACCGCCCGCTTCGTCTGCTCGCCCCACACCCCATCGATCGTGACTGCAACACCACGCCTGACCAGAGCAAGCTGCACGTAGCGTGCGGCCATGCCGTGCCCAGCGTGCACCGCAAACAGGAAGACCGTCGTCTGGAGATCGTCTGGGAGCTCTCGGTAAATGTCGAGATGATAGTGCCGACAGAACCACTCCCTTGCGGCGGCGCAGGTCACACCCTTAAGGAGAGACATCTGGTGGTCATACCACCTGACCTCCTCGGGGGTACGGGTCTCGATGGGCTTGCGACTCATCCCCATGACCTCGTCGACCTGATAGCACTCCAGTCCGGAGGGTCTGCCCTGGTACCTCATGCTGTGCGTCGAGATACCCCAGACGGTGGGCCCCCCCGCATCTACAGGATCGTCGACAAATCCACGGCCGACTGTGGCTGTGTCGCCCGGGCGACACTCTACCTGCATGAGAATCTTGAATAACTGATCACAGGTCATCATGGTAGTGGCTCCGGAAGATATCCGCCGCAAGGCGCTCCAATGGGCGGCGTGCAGCGCTCCTCGTGATACACGCACTCCGCACACTGACTCATGGTGTGTCTGGTCATCGGCGCCCATCCCCAGCAGGGGACTCCGTGAGGGGGGCAGCACCGCTCGTGGATATGACTGCATCTCAGACACTGATTCCAGCGGGGGCTCTCATCCACGAGAGCCTGCTCCGCCGCAAAACAATGCACACTCATCACCACCTCCACAGGACTGCTAGGGAGACATCTGCCCCACGTCCGAGCCCTGCCCCTAAGTGCATCTCGAGATGCTCCAGGAAGGGGGGAGGGCTCATTTGGATCCCCACGGTCCATTGGCCGTCGAGCCGAAGTGTACCTCGGACACCAAGCGCCCATCCCGGTCGCCGGGTGATCGGCTCGATCACTCGACCGAGAGGCTGCGCGAATCGCCCGCTGGCGAGGAGCTCCCCATCCGTGAGACGCAGAGCACGAGCCTCGCCGACCACGGACCTCGCTCCCCCAGCCGACTCGAGCTCCACCTCGTGCACCTGTAGCTCGAGCCCGTCCCCCGAGTAGAGTGTGCACGGCCACTCGGATGACCTCGGAGGGGCAGGGGGTGCTACCACGATGACTGGCCCTGTGCTCTGGTCAGATACCCTGACCGGCTTGGCCGGCCGCACCTTGCGGAGCTCCGCGAGCTGATTCCTCAGGTCTAGATTCTCTTGCGCGAGCTGCTCCTCGAGCTCCGTGGGGTCCCCGCTCCCGACGACCTGGATACCCTCGGAGCGGATCACCTGCTCCTCGCGCTCTCGGGCCTCTGCCCTGCGCGCCTCGAGCGGCGTCTGGAAGGCTGCGCGGAATTGCGCGATGAGGATGAATCCGACGACGATGACCAGGATGATACTGAGGAGATTGAGCCGCCACTCGGTCATATGCTCTCCTCGGGGTCGGGCTCCTCGGCCTGTAGCTCTTGGGGCACGGGACGCTCTGACGTATCCCGCAGGAGAAAGTGTATCTCCGACACCTTCCCATCTGGGCTCAGGTCCCGAGCCCCGATCACCTGGGCATCCTCTCGGACCTCGTACCGCTCATAGCAGACCGCACCCTCCACAGCCACATGACACGTGATGCCGGGGATGGGCCGGAGGAAATGGTGAGCGGCTGGGACGTACGACTGATGCTGTGGTGAGGTGGCCAGACCAGTGACCACGATGGCTGCGGCCATGATCCAGTAGAGGGGGGCGTTCCCGAGGACCCTCATGGTGCACCCCCGGCCTTCGATCGATGCTCCCCATACGCCTTAGCGGCGACGGCGGCGACGATGGCAGCCACAGCCGTGCACAGCTGTGAGTACGAGACCGCCTCTGGCCTGAGACAGTAGGCCGAGAAGAGCAGCCCCATGGCGATGACCGCGACAGACACAGTACGATAGGCTCTCATTCCTGTTCCTCCATCTGGACGCTACCGAAACCGTAGCACTCGGGGCAGTTGCTCTGGTCAGACACATCACACAGACAGTCTATGCACGCTACACCGCATCGCGGGCAGCAGGTCCCAGTACCACGGCACTCTGGACATGCACCCCACTGGACAGCGACGAGATCATCCACGACAGTCTCCTCTCTCATTTGCGACCCCCCACAGGCTGCTGCCTCGCGAGATCTACACGCAGTCCTGTTACGGCATCCGTCAGTCTGTCGATGGCCTGAGAGAGACGTGCCTGCTCTCGGGCCGCTGCTGCCTGAGCCTCCTCAGTCGCGGCCGCCCGGGTCTCGAGCGTCTGGATCTTGACCTCGAGCGTCTGTGTCGAGGCGTACGCATCGAGAGCTCGGCTGTTGCCGTAGACTAACCAGGCCACCAAGGTACAGCTGGTGGCGACCACGGCGAGTGATGCAGCGATGGCAGAGATTTTCGGTCGCAATGATGGTGTCTCCTGAGTTGTGTATCGATAGTTCATATTATCCTCTTCCGGATGGCTGTGTGTAGATCCTGGCCGATGGCTTCCCAGTCCGACGCGATAGCGATAGCATCATCGAACACGACCCCATTCAGGACTGTGTGTAGATCCTGGCCGATGGCTTCCCAGTCCGACGCGATAGCATCATCATCATCGAGCACGACCCCATGCAGGGCCCAATGATGCCTCATAGTGCAATCCATGAATAGCCAGCCAGCCCGAGCTCACAGCAGTAGACGGCATCGCCAGCCGTGGTCCCGTTACCGAGTAGTAGTACACTACGCCCTCGGTAGGCTGCACTCGGCGTGGGCAGTGCCGTGACCTGTAGCATCGCTGGCTGAGACAGTACGCTACCAGTCGTCTGGTCAGACAGCCTGACCCCCTCGACGTTGAGCACCCACTCGAGCACGAACGCACTCCCATAGGGGCGTCTCCCCAGGAAGGCCGGGTCAGGCTCTCTCACGGTGAGCGTCGTCCATCCCTCGACCTCCGCGCGATGACAGGCCATCCAGCACTGCCGAGCGAGGGCCTTGCCCAACGAGTACTGTGTATGATCGACACGAACCGTAATCTGTAGTGTCGTCTGCTGCACATCCAGAGAGGCCTGACACGTACCGGCCACCCCGCCTGTGCCTAGCACGAATACCGCTGTGGTAGGCATCCCGGCACAGGGCGCCTCGACGGGAGGGCCCCTGAAGAGTGACCGACCCTCGGAGAGAGCATAGGGGGTAGTGATGAGCTCTAGTAGCTCGACGACTACAGACTCGAGATCGGCGGGGCTGCTCATGGCATGCACCCCGCCACCGTTTTGCATTCTCGGTAGCGTAGGACGTAGCCGTCAGGGTTATAGGGCGTAGCATAGCCCACACGCACCTGCCCCCATGCATTCTGATCTGAGGTAGCACTATTCGAGTAGGAACATCCCGGGATAGCTACACCATCCAGATAAATAATAGGTCTGGTTGTATACGTTCCGACTGAAACTATGATCTTGTGCGCCCCAGCAGTATTCCCGAGACCGTGATTGCATCCCAGAAAACGGCTCCCACCACCTGGCGGGCCATAGACAAACAACTGAAATTGTGCCCCATTTAGATACAAGGCTGTCGAATTAGCAGAGTCCATTGGGCCCTGCATGAACAGCGGGCGGTACGCACTATAGTTCGCCCACTGGGCGCTTGGTGTGAATTCTACACCTCGAATCCAGGTGGGGCTCGATATGCGTGAGGTGATGACGGCAACCGGGCCCGGGCCTGAGTACGGCGTACCGGCCGTGGCGTAGTATGGCAGAGGTGAGCCACCAAGATGAGCCTGCACAGATGCGGCCCAGATCGTGCCGGTGTTAGTCACGTCCCCCCCCGAGATCCCAGGATAGGCCCCCTGGGATATACCCGTTGTGGCGACAGCCCACATCCTAACTGGAGCATTGCTGAACGTAGCGTATGCCTGGCATCTCGTGGTATCGGTAGTGCGATCGGCGGTACAAGCACCCCCGTCTGACCTCCCGCAGGTACACGCTGTTACCGGCCCAGAAGCATACGAGAGCGAGATCATTCCCACGGCTGATCCGCTCTCCGCACGGAACCAGGCCTCGACCGTGGCGGGCCCGGTCGACGCGCCGGTCGGAGACGCGTAGTGCCGCGCGCGCGCGGAGGTGTTCGCGATCGCGTACCAGTTCCCCCCGCTCGCCACGGGCCACGCGACGGTCGTATTCGTCGCGGTCACCCCACCGTCACTAGACCAACCTGAGCCTGTGAGATCTGCGCTCCAGGTGATGACATTGCTCCCGGCATTGGGCAGATAGATCCCGCTCGCCGTGATGCAGGGCACGTTAGGCGCAACCGACGCACACGGACCGTTATTGTCCTGGCAACAGAGCTGGGTGTCATTGCGTGTGAAGGCGACGTACTGCGAGAGCCAATTGGAGATCGTGTATGAGGCGGGCTTTCCTCCCCCACCTCCAAGGCGCAAGTCAATACCCTCGGAGGGGCTGGCGGTCAGCATGAGAGTGAGCAGTATTCCGATCATGGCCGCTCTCACCGCAAATCCGGAGATGCGCAGAGCCAGGGCCCCGCGGGAGATGACGTAGCAGTCTGCGCACAACAGGAGTACGAGACGTCGGATCCCCCATCAGGGGCACTCTGGACGAGCCACTGATAAGCCCCGGGCTGGAGCATCATCCCAGTGCCAGCCGCAAAAGATCCACACGGTGTCGTATTTGAAAAACGGACGGGACTACCACTCTGGTCGACAACCGACAAGATGATAGTCTGACCTGCCGTCAGCGACAGCAGCCCCCCATCCCCACTCGTAGAGCATTGGACACACGAAGTGCTATTCGTAGCCACACTGGGCCCACGCTCATGCGTAGGTAGTGGCGTCGAGGGGCTCACGACCTGTCGGCCGCCATCGGCTGCACGATAGTGCAGGATCGAGTGGAGATGCCCCTGCTCGGGTCCAGTGCCATCAGCCATGACGACCTGCGCCCAAAGCCAGCCCAGCGAAAGTGTAACCGCTACCAAGATAATCCATTTCCTCATTGCTGTTCCTCCCAGGCCTGCACGGCCCATGACTGTGCCTGCTCGTCAGCGTCCATGTAGTGTGTCTCAGGGTCCTTCCACCTGGCATGTTCATCCGCCTCGTTGTAGAGGCCGGTCAGGTGGTCATACCGGTGGAGGCTCTCGTGCAGATAGGCCCGCATGTCTCGGCCGAGGGCGATCAGACCATCTGCCCACTGGTAGTAGCCCGTCCAGCACCCGGGGTGATCTGGAAGACACACGGTATCGTAGACCCAGACCGTCTCATCCTGCATGAGCGCCCACCAATCAGCCTTAGTCATCAGCCCCCAGTCCTCGGCGGTGGCGGCCGCGATGTCGGCCTCGAGCGCATCCAGGGCACAGTGACTGACCCCCTGTACCGCTCGGTGATAGTAGGTGATGCCACGGTCTCGGCAGCTCTCTTGGTTCCCAGCCCAGAGGGGGCTCTCCCCGCAGGCTGTCAGCAGCAGGGCGGATATCAGCCATTTGTGATGTCTCATGCCGGCCACCCTACCACTCGTCGAGATACCATGTCAAGCGGAATCAGCCGATGTATACCCAGGTGGCTCCTGCTGGCTCACCCCATAGGCCGTTGCGATCCCGCAACCTCACGAGCACACAGCAGTAGAGTGACGCCGCCCCGAGCGGCGAGACGTCACATGTCAGCAGGCGACCCGACGCCCGCAGGTATGTGCTGTCGATGGTCGGCCACTCATACGTGACATCAGACCAGCGCACGTAGACCTCTGCCTCGTAGTAGCTACCCGCAGACGGCTCGCTCCATGAGGCGAGCAGATACCCGTCGATGATCAGTGAGCTCGGTTTAGGAGGGGGGCTATTGAGAGCGGCCTTCCGGGCACACGCCAATACCCTTAGCCAGTATCGATACTGGCCTGCTGGCTTGCCCCGCATCCCCAGGATCGTGCGGCAGACATCCCCCGTGTACTCGTGCTGTATGCTGGTGACCGCGAGGGTCTGATCGACGTCGAAGTGTATGCCGTCTGCACTGAGAGTGTATCGGTCACCGAGCTCAGCCCACGGGAAGAACGGCACACTGGCCGCCACGGACATCAGAGGCTCCGAGAGATCTGAGCACACCGCGTCCGCCAGGTCTTGAGCCTCCGCCGCAGTGTCAATCTCCGAGGATGAGTCGAGCGCGATCTCCGACCATCGGCGTCCATATTTTTCTTGCGCTACCTCATCCGTGGCAACGGCCGTCCGACGTGGGTGATTGACCCCGTCGGCCTCCCACGTCGTGATATCAGAGTACACGACCTGCACAGCAGTGCGGATGTCCGCGAGCGCAATGGAGCACTCCTCATAGCTGAGTATGTCAGACGCACCGAAGGTGTAGTCTACAGTCGATTTGTCTCGGTCCACCTCGTAGATTGCGACTGCGAGACCACCCTCGGAAGGCACGTACTTGTGGTGTACCGACCACCCACGCTGGGCAACGAGGGTCTGGATGGCCTCGAGTACCGATGTCTTCGCCTGGATGTACGGGCGCACGCTCCAATCGGGATCCCCTACGACGACAGGCCAGTCCTCACGTCTGCCCCCACTGGGAGACCAATAGGGGTGCAGTGCCAACGCATTGTACGTGAGCGCCTTGATGATCCCCTCGAGAGGTACACCGTCAGTATGAGTCTCACTGTCTATGTATCCCTGCCACGTCACGGTCCCGTCGGAGATCGTCGCAGAGTGCTCATTAGTGGATGGCCACGTCGGCTCGGTTGCCCCTGTGGTACCGAGGTTGGCTGCGCCGCTCGACAGGTAACTGTGCGTGGCCAGCGGGTCAGGTGGCCTGACCACTACACTAGCTCCGCCGAAGAGGGCCTCAATATCAACGCTCGGCTGCCACTGCCACACTGCACCGTCCAGTGTGTCCCCCACTATGAGGTCGTGCTCGATGATACTATCGCGATACGTCGCGAGCATGTCGTGCGCGATCACCCGTACGACCGATCCAGACCAATCGACCTCCTGTATTACACCGTGCCAATATCGTACCCAATCCTCGGAGGCTGGAGGCTCTCCCGCATGAGCTACTGCGCAATCAATCACCAGGTGGGCACCAAGCTGGAGGAGCGGGGCATAGGACTCGAGCTGATTTAGCGGGGAGCCCTCCATGAGGGGGGCGGTCGACATCTGCCCATGCTCTCGAGCGATCTGTATCTCGGCCTGCGAGATGGGCTCGTCGACGGTGTGTCCCCACCGGGCGCCGACGAGCCAGTTGGTCCCACGGATATCGGTGAGATCCCGCCACACGTCGTCCTCGGGGTCATCGCCCCACTCTACGCAGATCAGCACTCTGATGTGCCGAGAGCATCCGGCGTCAAGCAGCCGCTGCTCGCGGGTGGTGATGGCCCTCATGGAATCTCCGTTAGCGTCATCTCGACCTCCTCGTACACCCCCCCTGTGTACTCAGTATCCGCCAGCTTCAGCGCGGTGCCCCGGCCCACTTCGAGCTCGTAGTAGCCACCCCCACCGAAGATGTCGTCGATCAGCTGACCATGGGCGTATGGTATCCGCCACTGGAGCCGTGCGAGATACCCCTCGCCGATCCATTGCGTGCTACGCTCCGCGATGAGCCCGCCGGCCTTACTCACATAGTCTGGCAGATACCCGGGCGCGAAGCCCGGTAGCACACAGAGATTGGCGACGAGCCCCCCATGATCCGAGGTCAATGTGACATTGTCGCCGTCGTAGGACGTGGCGACCGCGCGATCGGGGGAGCCCGCTTGGAGCATCCCATCCGAGTACGTACCCACCACCTCCTCCTGCTCCCAGTGCTGAGCCCAGATTGTCCACGTGGTGCCGGTGTCCAGCGACTCCCACCACGACAGCAAGAAGGGGGCATCCCCTAGGTGTACGGGGTACACTAAGGTGTCTGAGCCGTCAAATAGTACTGCATGCGTCCCATCGAAAGACGGCTCCGACGGGATTGTGTCGGAGAGCTCCGTCCCCGTCGCGGTACCTGGCCGACCGTCGTCGGAGTAGTAGTCTGTACCGCCAGTCATCCACGAGCACACGAGACCCGACGGCCCACAGCGCTGTCGCCAAAAATCGGCCTCCTGGTGGATTATAGGGCACGTCGTAAACGAGATCCGCCTACGTGTATTACGGACACCATATAGCGTACTCCCGTCGATCGCTCGCTCCCTACCACCAATCTCGAGCTGCTCTACGCGCACGCTCTTTGGTTTGACCGGGATCTCTGCTCCATCTAGTCGGAGGAAGCTCATCCTAGTGACCCCCTCGGGATCGGAGCGTACGTAGATCCCGTCTCGAGATACTGCCCTCGTCGCAGTACATCCACCACCTTCTGGGCATTTACGGTGGGGTCTGTAACCCCGTTGACGTTGATGGTAAGGCCACTTGACCTCAGGGACCCACCCCAGCCCGAGGAAAAATCTGAACTGCCGATGAAGCTCCTCGCCTTGTCTCGGAGCCACTCGTCCGACTCGGCCTGTGTGAGTCCCTCCTCTCGAGCGTATCTGTTTCGCAGGTCTCGCTCATCCCGGCTCGAGATGGCCGTCTTATACGCCTGATAGTTCTCCAGCCTGGGCCTCAGGGGATCTCCCTCTCTGTACGGCCTGTCATATACTCCCGTGTACTCGGCGTACTCCGCCCAATCGAGCTGATGCCTCTCAGTGGGGGTCATCTTGTCGATCTTCGCCCTACGCTCCTGAGCTAGTCTCGCCAGGTACTCCGAGTCAGACTCTCTAGCTGAGCCCTTCACACCTGCCACAGTAGTGGGGGATGTTGGTAAGGTAGCCTGACCAGTCGCACCAAATATGGCTGCGGAGAGCTTGTACCCGTCCGGAATGTTGATGAGTAGCTCCGAGAATTTTTTCGCTACCTCGTTGGCACTCTCTGCTACGTTATCCATAGCGGCCGCTGTGTCGTCGAGAGAGGTATCTATGACGTAGGTCCGAGCCTCTGGCTGCTCGTCAGCCTCCCACGAAAATTTCCCTTTGATGGGATCGTACTGGCCAAACGAGATAAGCCACGTCAGGCCACCAATGACTGCCTGTAGCACGGTCCCTAGGACCTCGAAGACTGGTGCGAGTAGTTTCAGTACTTGGATTACGGGGTAGAGTGCCACTCGGACCAACTGCCCGATGGACGCGATCGCCTCGAAGATGGGCCCGAGGACATCCGTCAGCACCGTGATGAGCTCGCTGATCGGCGCTATGATTTTCCCGAGCGCCTCAGCGAGAGTCCCGAGGAGGTTGTCGAGCGCAGTAAGAATCTGCCTGAACCCCGCGCTCTCAGTGAGTAGACCGAGGATGCCACCGATGATCGCCCCATAGCCCCCGCCCGTCTGCGCTCCAGTGGCCGCGCCCTCTGCTGCCGAAGAGACATAGCGAGTCTGACTCATGGCCGAGGAGGCTACCATGTTCCCGAGCTGACCCCACATCGTCGTGACCTTCTCACCGATGCGCCCGCTTTGTACATCGATCTCCTGGAGATCGAAGAGCGTACCCTGGGCCATCTGCCTGTACTGATCTCCCTGCGCTGCGACAGCCGCCGACTGCTCTTTTCGCAGTGCCTCCCGACCCTCGGCCTCTGCCCGCATGAACTCCATCGCCCGCTGATTACTCTCCTCGATCTCCTTGGCGTACTGCTCATTCAGTGACCTAATACTCTCCCAGTATTGGGCGTAGCCTCTCTCGAGCTCCTTCTGTGCGGCAGCGGCGTCAGCCTTCGAGACGCCAGGTGTAGTGAGTACCTTCCGCACTCGCTGTGTGATCTCATCGATCGTCGCGTCGACCTCCCCCTGGAGATCTTGGAGGCTCCGACCCCAATCGCCCACGAGCCCGCCGTTCGCTGCCCCCCTCTGATTTCTAGCGGAGATCTCCTCTAATTTTCCCGGCGCGAAGAGTGTGTCCACCGCGCTGGACGCTCCACTCGTAACCGTCGCGATCGCGTTAGCGCCGATGCCCAGGGTCATACCAAGACCCGTGTTGTTGAAAATGTCGGCGATATAGGAGGCGACGGTCTTTACGCCCGACAACACCGTCTGCAAGACGCCGCCCACGGAGTCACGGATCACCTTGCCGATCTCAACAAAGGTGTCGACCCATACACGCAGATACTCGTGCACAGAGGAGCCCGAGTCCTGCATCGCTCGAGAGACATACTCGATAGCCTTATAGACGCCGTATGTGGCGGCGACCACACCCGCCACTGCGAGAGCCACAGGGCCAAGGCCAGCAGCGATGAGTGCACCGATAGACGACACCACGGTGCCGATCAGCTTGAGCCCCCCCTCGAGACTCTCGGCCCACTGGCCGAGGGCCTTTGACCCTGAGTCCGTGATACCTAGCACTCCCTGTATGGCCTTACCAGTCTGCTGTAAGGCAAGCGGCGCGTCGGCACCAAAGACCTTCTTCGCGTGCTTGCCCAGATTTCCAATACGCTCTCCGGCTTCGCCGAACGCGCCAGCGAAGCCGGAGACCATTTTTTTGACCGACACATCCACCGACCGGAGGGTGTCAGTCATAGCACGGGTGGGCTTCGTGATTGCGCCAGAAACAGAGTCGCCCAACCTGTCAACACTTTGCTGCACTTTCGATAGCGCAGACTGGGACGACCGGAGGGCGGCCGTGAGCTGAGTATGAAACTGACTGTCAGTCAGTGTCAGCGTCGCGTTCAGTGACCCGATATCCACGACCTACCTCCGCTTGTATTTCTCCTCGAGCGCCAACCGCTCCTCCTCCCGCTCCTCACTCTGGATACGATACATGGCGAGGATCTCCGCAAACTCCTGCACAGAGCACTGCTCTACCTCATGCGGGAAGCGGCTCATCGCGAGAGCGACCCTCAGGATGTTTGCTCGCTGGGGGTCGCTTCGGAGTTTTTTTCGGCAACCTCAGGTCTGGTGTCGTTGATGAGTGCGACTACCTTTTGGAATACTTGCACCTGCCATTGGGATGGCATGTTGGCGAGGAGCTCTCGGTCCTTTTCATCAAAAAGCAGGGCCCCGCTCTCGACATCGCACGCACTATAGATCACAGCGGTGATTACCTGATCGAGCCCCTTCACGGGATCGATCTCCTTGCCAGCCCCCCGCTGCTGCATGAGCCTCTTTTGTAGGGCCAGGGTGGGCCATCGTACTCCGATCTCGGTCTTACCACCCTTGCTGGTGAGCACCTCGATCACGTCATACTCCGTCTTACGGGCCAGCAGAGTCTCTCGCAGATTCATGGGATCTCTCCTAGGTGGGATCTGTTACCTCAGAAAACAGAGCCTGGTCAGCTGCGCTAACAATCGTCACAGGTGTCTGCACAACACCTTCGAGCTCCAGTGCGTGGATGAGCACAGACTCCAAATCATGCTTCGCCGACTCCTTCGTTGTCGCAAACCATCCGCGCAGGCGACGCGTGTCACAGAGCAGTTCCACAAAAAACTGATCCCCCAGTGTACCAGAGATGATCTGTTCCAGGGTCGTCGATCCATAGATGATCGTGGCCAGACTCTCCATGAGCTCCAGGGTGAGTCGACACTCATAGGCTGCGGCGAGCTGCCGCTTGGATGTGTCGCCGATACGGGTAGAGTCCACGAAGGTCCGATGCGGCCCGACCACACTCACCGATCGCACGGCAGCGAGTGGCAGGAGCGGCAGATAGTGACACGTGATCTCAGGATCCGTAGGAGCCACCGAGAATGTGATGAGCCCCTGCGCATAGTCGATGCCCGAGGGCACTGTACCCCCATCGTCGATGAGTACCTCATAGGCTGGGTCTACTGGCCCGAGCAGATGGCCCGAGTCAAACTGCCAGACGAGGCTACTCACCTCTGTGAGTGCCTCGTCCTCAATCAATGTAGAGGTGCCCGTGAGCGACAACACACCTGTGCGAGCAGCAGTCTCAGCCATGATGTCCTCCCGCTAGGTCACATCGGTAGGGGCAGCACCACCGGCGGGCGAGAAGGAGTAGCTCCTCACGAGGATCTCACCACCAGGGGCGTGCTTTGCACTCACGGTGTATGCCATCTGGCATTTCTTGCCCGTGCTGCCGTTGGGCAGGTACTCCACCCAGACGGGGTTGTTTGCGTCGACGATGATCTGAGCCGCATCCGCAGCATCGTAGAACACCTCGCACGAGAGCGAGACATCGTAGTAACCAGAGCCTGTCTGTCTCTTGGCGGTATCTCCGGTGCGCGTAGTATCTCCCATGACCTGCGCGAAGAACCCGCCAGCGTCAATACTCTTCGTGTGCAGCGTCTGATAGCTACCACCCTCGGTGGCACATACCTTCACAAGACCTGATCGAGCAGGTATTTCACTCATAGTGCATCTCCCTTCACGTCGAGCCTCGTCTCCCTGACAGCTCGCTCAAGAAATTTTGATTGCCCAGACTGGTAGGGTACCCCGGTCCGCTCATGCACTGCGCCAGCGTACGGAGCATCGTAGGTCACCGTGACCGATCGGTCTCGTGTTGTCACATGAACGCTGTCCCGGAGAGTACCCGTCTCCACGGGGCAGAGCGCCTGCGACCGGAGCTTGACCGTCTGCGCCCACTGGGCGAGGGTTGGGCGCAGTCTCGCCCAGAGGAGCTCCATGATCTGCTCAGAGGGCATGAGGCTCATGTGCTCACCCGGTAAGGCTTGAGCAGTCCGATCGCTTCGTCAGGAATGATGCCATCCGTGGATCGCCCGATGGCTATGTTGCGATCCGCCATCTCCATGTATCCCGACTGCCTCATCCGCCAGCATCTCGCCACCGTCATGAGGCAGGCTTGCTCAATAGCATATGGCAGTGTCCTCGTCCCAGGGGGCTCAGTGCCCGCTGCTTGCGCGGGGGTGACGTACCCGCCAGAGTACGTCACCTCGAGGACGTGCCTCCCCACCCCGGGGAGCCCACCGTACGTCACGGTGGGGCGGAGCCCATCCGCACCGCGCACCTGCTGGACAGACTCATACATGGTACCTCCGAATCCCCCCGCACAATAGATGAGTCCGCGCTCCGCGTTGTCCACCGATACCTCGAGTGGGATGCCGTCCAGCTCGGCCGTCACATCCTCGTCCATATCTATGGGCGTACGCCGCACTGTCAGTGTATCCCCCTCGGGCGGTACACTCAGAGTGACATCATCCTCCGCATAGGAGAACGGCCTACCACAATACGCCTCGATGGCCTCGCTCGCAGCGTTGATGATCCTCTCGATAATAGTCTGCACATTATCGTCGAGGAGCGTAGCCCCGGGAGCCATCGCCATGACCTCAGCCTTGGCGGCGGAGTAGGTCGTCAGGGCGTTGTCGGCTAGGATTGATGTCGCCATCAGGTCAGATCCATCACCGTGAATGTGTACGTCCGGGGTGCAGGGTCTATAGGACTGGCAGTGTTGTTTGAGAACTCACACGAGATGGTATTGGCCATCTGCACAAAGCAGCGGAAGACGAGCCCAGCCTCGATTGTGTTACCGACCCCTGCATCCACAGCGGAGGTAGAGGTCGTGAGCCACGCGATATCTCCCACAACCAATCCACTAAGCGTGAAGGTCTGCGTCGCGGTCGACGCAGCAGAGATTGATCCAATGTCCGTCGACCCACTCGTCCAGGTCATGATCCCCTTAATCGTCGTCAGTGTCGTTCCGGCGATCGCGGTGCCCGTCGTGAACGTAGAGTCGAGAGTGGTCGCACCGGTGACATCCAGAGTGGAGCCGAGGTCGAGGGCGTTAGTCGTGGTGAAACAGGACGAGCTCGTGACCGAGGTGGCGACGAGATCTCCCTCGAGATCGATACTCGCCACAGAGGAGCCGGAGGCATTTTTGACATTGAGGAGTTTGGAGTTGGCCGCTGTTCCGGCGGGCGCGCGAATCTCAATGAGAGAACGCCAAGTGGCCGCCCCGAGCAGGAGCATGAAACTGCAAACAAGCAAAATTTTAATCTTCATGGTTTCCCTCGAAAGAGGATGGGGCCGGACACCCGGCCCCACCTGGAGACTACAGATCTCGGCCCTTGCCGAAGAGCATGATGACCGCTGACCAGCGGGTCAGAGTACCCGTCGAGGAGAGCGACGGCGTGATCTTGAATTGCTGGTATCGAGCGTACCCCGTGAGATCGATGTTGATGCCGTGGACAGCCTGCACACCAGTGACCGCCCCTGTCTGTACTACGGTGTCTGCCTCGATCACAGCATCAGACCCGTACACTGTAGAGACAGAGCCCTCGGCGTGCTGCGTTTCGAACGAGAGCGTCTCACTCGCGCCCAGTGTCGCGAGGGAATGGATGACGATCTGAGCCGAGGTGTAACCAGAGATATCGACCTCCGAGCACGACACCTCAACCCCATCTCCGGTAGAGCCCCCAGCGGCAGCCTGGTTTTGCACGAGGGGCAGGGGGGTGGCAGCTTGGTTTTCTGTGCGAGTTTGGAACATTTGTATCTCCTTTAGAGGGTCGCCCAGGGGACGGCCGTGAGCATATAACCACAAGCGGGGCGAGCGAGCTTGCTGTCAAACTGTCTCCAGCAATAAATCGCGTACTGTCGCAGAGGGTCGAGCGCAGTGCCCGCCGGGGCTTGGTTGCTGACCTCGAAATAGAGCCCGAGCTTGTCGAGCATGTACATGTCCGCCAGTGAGACACGCGCGAACTCAGTAATGCTCAGTCCCGACAGGTTCCTCGTGTTGTTCAGCCAATGCACCGGGTATCCGCCGAGGTTCCCCGCATCCAGTTCCGATCGGAAGGGGTACTCGTCGATGGCGGTCTTCTTGTTCTGCAACCCATGCTTAAATCCAAGATATCCAAACTGCTCTCGCTGTCCACCAGCGTCCGCAAGGTCGAGAGCCTGCTCAAGCTTGACCAAATCAGTCATCACGTCAGAGTAGTCAGGCGTGGTGGTAGCAGCAGTCGATCGGGAGTTGAGTCTCAGCGTCGTGAAGATACCCTCTGGCTGACCACTCTGGCCCGAGCCACAGAGGATCCACGCATCCGAGAGCTGCGCCATTCGAGCCGCCAGCTTGTTTCTCAAAAAAACCTCAGGCGCGGTGATCGATGCCTCGAGGATCCAATCCTTCATCAGGACGATACATCCGCCCATCTGCCTCGCGGTCAGAGTCAAGAATCCGTCGGTAGGATCCGTAGCGGTCGGAGCACTGTTCCGCGCAACCGCAGCGACCGATACACCCCCGGTATCTACGGGGATCTTGACCGAGTCCTTGTTCGACTGGATTTTGTTTGCCGCCGGGATCCGAGCCTCTACCATCGTCATGGGCTCGAGCGCCGCGATGAAATTGGTCTGGATCTGGGGGGGACAATAATTGCCTCCGGTGCCGAGCTGGTCCGGAGCGACGAGCGCCTCGATCTGCTGTGCAGCCTTGCCACGACCCACGGCAGCGAGCCCCTCCACAGGCGATCGCAGTCCGTGGTGATGGGCAGAGATCTGCCCCATGATGTAGAGCGCCGCGATATTCCCCGGGCGCTCCTTTCCCCCGCCCTCAATCATACGAGCCTCTATCGCGCGGTCCTCCCCCTCCTTCTGCGCTCGAGTAGAGGCAAACCGCATGACGGGTGTAGCACCGATCTGGTGATCGGCGATCGCGGCCTTGGCCGCCCGCTCGCTATCGGCCTTGGCCCGCGCCTCCATCACAGACTCCACCGCCCTCACAGCGATGTCCGCGATCTTGTCAGCGCCCATCTCCACCGGTTTGTCGAGAGCGGCCAGGAGCTCTGCCTCACTCATTGCGGCCACCTTCGACGCATCCATCCCTCGCTTGATGAGCGAGGCCTCGATCAGCTTTCGATCCATTCGCTTCTCCTCGCTCCTGATTTTTTCCGACGAGGGCCGGAGCGCGCGCCCTTGTCTCTCTATTTGCAAAGCTTGCATCTTCGCTAGAATTGGGGACTTATCTATTGGTACCGAATTCTGGAAATCGTAGACTTCGCCGAAGCCAAGCGTGGCGGCCTCCTCAGCGGTCAAATACGTCTCAGTCGAGAGCAGTTTCTCGAGACGATCAACGCGCATCCCGGTTCGCTCCCGGTAGATGGAGATCATCTGATCAGTGATCTTATCGAGCAGCTTTGCCTGTTCCCGCATGTCCTCGGCCGTGAGACCGGCCCCGCCAGTGTGCGGTTGATGCACCATGATCTCAGAGAGGGGGTGCAAGCGGCGGTCATCTCCACAGAGCATGATGATCGATGCGATACTCGCTGCTAGCCCGTCGACGTAGACCACAGGGTTGAGGGGATGGAGGATGTTGTAGATCGACCACCCCGTGAAGACCTCCCCGCCAGGGGAGTTAAGATGCATCTCGTAAGACTGCACACCAGCGAGAGCTTGCAACTCTCTCACGAGGTCAGCGTCCATCCCAGGCAATACCTCGTCGTAGAGGTAGACCACCCCCACCTGGTCTCGCCGCGTGCTAAAGATCGGCATCGTCGTCTCCGTTCTTTCCCCGATCCTCCCCCGGTACACTGGGAGTCTGCGTCTCTGTCACTGTCTGGGCCTCGCTAAGTGGGAGCTCATCCCGCTCCGGGTCGGGCTCCATCCCCACCGTCCGGCGGATGTCCCGCACCCGGAATGCGGACGGCGCGGTGCCCATAGCGCGTAGGCGGAAATCTCGATCCTCGGGGATGGGGGATGCGCACGTGAGCCAGCCGTCCTGCGGACGTAGGAGCTGCGTCTGGAGGGCGGAGCACAACGCAGTGTGGTAGGGGATGAGCGCGCTAGTAGCCAGGATGCTAGACGCGATATACACCGAGTCTCGCGTGCTCCCCTCGTGGATTCCAGCTAGCTCGGGCGGGAAGCCCGCCGTCTGCATGAACATATCCCGATGCGCGGCTCGGAGCTGTATGCCCTCCGAGAACAGCTGCTGATCCGAGAGCGGGGTGAAAGTGGCCTTACCACTTGCCACATGGATACGCCCGGCCTTGTCTGGCCCCCCGTACCGCTCGTTCATCTCACGCTCGATTGCTACCCTCGAGTTGGCGTCGATGCCCTCGATGACTACAAGCCCAGCAGGCATCCCGTGATTGTAGAGCTTGGCCTTCGCATGATGAGCGGCACCCTCATCGGTGTCGAGCTCATCACCTAGTGTGGATCCCACACCAACCCCGTAACCATAGGGGTCGAGCGGATCCGGATCACGGATCCACACCATGTCGACTGGAGATATCTTCCGACTCGCAATTCCTGGGACGTCTGCTGCCACCTCGTAGTACGGAGCCTCTCGAGATGGGGTCGCTAGGATATTTGAGGGGGGTTGCAGAATTAGGGCTACTGGACCAGTTGGCCCCCGCTGAACCTCCAAGAACGCATTCCCCACGAGCGCCCAGTAGAGGGCGGTCAGCTTGTTCCGAGTATACGCGTCCATCACGATCCCGTTCGCGAACCGATTGGGCGCTCGGAGGAGTGTGAGTATCGGATGGTCTCTGACCTGCGTAGCAGATGAGTCGTCCTCGGGATTGCTCGTCCACATCTGCCACCGCAGCGACGTGGCTCGAGCGTGTGCGAGCTGAGAGTGCGCCAAATGGAACCAGGGGCTCTCGCGGTACGCCCTGAGCACCTCCTGGAGATCTCTACGAGGTCCGGAGGTGAAGGGGGAGTACGTGGTAGAGTACGATGCACGAGAGCCCCAGGGGGCCAGAGCACGTAGTGTGGAGATCACACGATCCCAGAGCCTCATGGGACAGGCCTAATGGATTACATACCTGCGCGTCAAGGTTGGTAGGCCTCTACCACGAGAATGCGGCACGGCCCTCGTGGAGATCTCTCACCGCCCAGACCAGGGCATCCATACGATTAGGTGACCTCGCACCCTGAGTGTAGTCCGTGAGCTCAGTCTCGAGATCGGCGAAGCTCCCCACGTGGTGCACCCTCCGCTGCTCGTAGAGCGCGGCGACAGGCTCCGCCCGCAGGATCTTGCCGTCACTTCCCCCTCGCCGGATCACGCGGATGCCGTCGTCGTGATGATGCAGCAGCGCCTCGATGGCCTCACCACCCTTCGTGGTCTCAGCCACGACTCGTCCGCAGCCCCATCTGTGGTAGGCCTGCACGGCGGAGTGGGCCCATTTGGCGGGGGAGACCCTCGCCGTCAGGTCCTCAAGCACGTAGTAGTGCCGACGCTCGTCGACGGCCCCACCCCGAGGAGCGTTACCCTCGGCTGCTACCACGAGACCGCATGCATCTGATCGATCCCCCGCTGTGGTAGATGGATCGATTGCGAGCACGACCTGCGAGAGCGTCACACCCACCCTCTCGAGCGCTTGAAGTACACCGCCGGTATCGGTGGATTGTGGCCGGATACGGGGCTCCTCAATCCACGGGCGCCGCCACAGTGAGCCCTCCACGTCATCCAGTAGGATCCCCTCGAGCTCTTGGCGACCGATGTCTGTCCCGTCATACGAGTCGTGTAGCTCTCGCAATGTCTCCTCGGTGAGATTCCGGCGATTGTCGTCGAGCGTCCCCCTCAGCAGGATCGTCGACGGTCGAGCAATGATCCGCCGCAGGAGCGGGAGTCGTTGCGGAGTCGTCGTGATGACCATCTTGGGATCACCACATAATTTAGATCTTAATGAGAATTTGAGATTGTTGTAAAACTCGTCTGCATCCCCCCTCGGCCATTTGCAAAGCTCATCGCAGAGTATATGCGTGTGCTCTCCACCTCGAGGGCCTCCAGGACTCTCGGCTGTCCAGACCGGCGCGATCGCACCTGAGGAGCACAGCACCGCAGATCTCCGGTGATCATAGCGCCACTGCTCCCAGGGGGGGCAGATGGCCCTGAGACCCGAGGGGCCGAAGAGGAAGGTCTCCCCCGCGTCACGCATGGTGGCTGAGGCGAGCCCAACGCGGGCGCGCGGATTCTTGAGTGCGGCCCGGGCCCACTCCATCCCGAATCGAGTTTTGCCCGAGAAACGGCCGGCCAAAAATACTACCGTCGAATACCGTACGCCCAAGGGGATGGTCTGCCCACGCCACTCACGTGGACCTATCTGTATTGAGGGCCGGGCCCAGAGATCCCACTGGTACGGGAGTAGAGCTCGCTCATGGGCCGTGAGTCGAGCGAGAAATTGCGCCCAGCCACCAGCACGATCGATGAGCTCAAATACTTTGGGCCGGGGGAGGTCCACCCCCCCGGCCTAACATAGTGTACATGAATAGTCAATGGCAACTATCTGTGGTTCTGCACTATCTCATTGACACGCTGCGTGAGACGTGCTATAGGGCACGTACCACTCACGACGAGAGAGTGATAGACCCCGTCCAGGAAGAGCGCGGTGGTCGGCACCGATGAGACGCAGTACCGGGTCGCGAGATCTGTGTGATCCTCGACGTCGAGGATCACGAGCGGGACGGGCAGCGCAGCCCTCTCTAGAGCCGCCAACCATAAGGGGCAGACCGAGCACCACTTGGCGCTGAATACTATGAGCGCCCAACCCGAGGGCGGGATCATCGGAGTAGGCGCGCGCGCTTCAAGGGGAGTCATGGGATCTCCCAAGCCATCCCTCTGGCTTGGGGCAATGATCAGCCCACGCCCCCTCGTTGGCGATAATCGCTCGGCGGGGCAGAAGGAAATGGATCTCCTCAGTGGCCGGCGGATGCAGTAAGATGGTGTCTCCGGGGCCTTCGGCGGCCAGGGTCGCCAGTGGTACTCGTTGCGCGCCCGACTTGCGGACTATGACCCGGGCGCCCTCGAATACATACTCGTCCCCGGCGATTCGTCGAATCCAGCCAATTTGAACGCGCTGGTAATACCTACCAGGCAAAACCAACATCTTGAGCCCATCGCGCATGTGGATATCTCCTCCTCGGAACCATCTATTGATTTTGGCGTAGTCGTAGTCGTCGTCGTCGTCTTCGTCGATGACGACGACGTCGTCGTCGTCATCGTCGTCGGCGGCGGCGGGGGCGGCGGCGGGGGCGGCGGCGGGGGGGGGGGGCGGGGGGGGGGGGGGGGGGCCCCGCGCGCCCCCCCCCCCCCCGCCCCCCCCCC